AATAAATCCAAGAGATACTGATACAAATAGAATGAATAATGCTATTCCAACTACATTTTTAGATTCTCCAAATACTACTTCAGCAACAACTTATCAAGCATACATAAAATGTAGATCATCTGGTCATACTATTTATGTTAATAGAAGTGCAAATGATAATGATGCAAGTACTTATGATCCAAGAACAACATCAACAATAACAGTAATGGAGATAGCTGGATAATGATTGAAAAAGCAATATTAAAAATAAATCCTAATGCAGAATTTTCTGTAAATGCAGATGATATAAATCAAATCACTTGGAACAATGGAACAACACCTATATCAGTTTCTGACATAGAAGCTAAAATGGCAGAGTTACCTACTGCAGAAGAAGAAGCTACACAAAAAGAAACAGAAAAAGCTTCTGGTAAACAAAAACTAAAAGATCTAGGATTAAGCGACGCTGAGATAAAAGCATTAACGGGAGCATAGACCATGCTCGGACTAACTACTTTATCCGGTGCTCCAATAGCGACATCGTTTTTTAACCCTAATGTCCTTATAAATGTAACAGGAAGCCCTTTAACATTAAGTATAGGTAGTTCATCTGCACTAGCAGGAGCATTTGTAACACCATCTGGAAGTCCATTAACACTTGGTTTTGGATCACTAACAATTGCTGCAGCAGCCAATGTAACACCTACTCCTACACCATTAACTTTGGGTATTGGTACAATTACAGTATCAGCCGCAGCTAATACAAGTGTTACTGGAAACCAATTGACCATTGGCACTGGAAGTGTTACAATAACAGCCGCTGCGAATGTAGTTCCTACAGGCGTGCCTATGACTCTTACTGTCAATGATCCTGGCATCATTACATGGCAACCTATAGATCCAGGAGCATCACAAACATGGGTTAATATAGACCCTTATTAGGAGAATTATGGCATCAAGTTTTTCAACAAATTCAAAATTAGAGCTTATAGCTACAGGTGAAAAAGCAGGTCTTTGGGGTACAATTACTAATACAAACCTACAGATCCTAGAACAACTAGCTACAGGTTATTTATCTTCTGCACAATTAGCATCTGGTGATTTAACTTTAGCACTAGACAATGGTGCAACATCAAATGGTAAAAACATATATATTAAATTAACTGGTACATTGGGTGCAAATAGAAGTGTAACTATACCTGATGGTGCTGAAAGAATTATAGTATTTGAAGATGCAACGACAAGAGGTACTTCTACTTTATATACTATTACAGTTAAAACTGTATCAGGGTCCGGGGTTGTATTACCTGTTGGATCTAAGTCATTGGTATATTCAGATGGTACAAATGTTAGTTTAGGATTACGTCAACAAGGTTATGTAACTTTAAACTCTTCAACAATTACTGCATACACTGCAGTAGATGGTGATCAAATATTTGCAAATACAACGGCCAACCCTATTACAGTAACTTTACCTGCATCACCAGCGGTGGGATCAGAAGTTACTTTTATTGATGCAAGAGGAACTTTTAACTCTAACAACTTGATTGTTAATAGAAACAGTCAACCAATAAACACAGGTACATCAAACCTAACATTAACAACTAATGGTCAAGCTTTTACATTAGTGTATGTAGATGCAACAAGAGGTTGGGCATTTAAGGCTAACACGGCATAGGGAGCAGGGATCATGGCTCTTATTGAGTATAATTTTTTACCTGGTGTAGATAAACAAAACACCTCTGCTGGCGCAGAAAATAGATGGGTAGACTCTGATAACGTAAGATTTAGATATAACTTACCTGAAAAAGTTGGTGGGTGGTCGTCTTTAATATCAGATAGTATTGTTGGTGTTGCTAGAAAACAACATGCTTTTGTCGATCTAAATGGAAACAGGTATGTAGCTCTTGGAACAGATAAGTTTTTATTATTATATTTTGAAGGGCAATTATTTGATATAACACCATTAAAAGCTACGTTAAGTTCTTCTACAATTGCAACTGTAAATGCTTCAGCTGTTTGTACAATAACTACTTCTACATCTCATAACCTTGAACCGGGAGATATAGTTTTATTAGACAGTGTTACATTACCGAGTGGTACAGGTTTTAGTGCATCAGATTTTGAGGATAAATTATTTCAAGTAACATCAGTTCCATCACCTACAACTTTTACAATTACACAAAGTAGTAATGCTGGTGGTACAGTTTCAACAGGGGGCAGTATTGCAGTTAAGCCTTATGAAAAAGTAGGCCCTTCTGCACAAAACTATGGTTATGGTTTTGGTATATCTCAATGGAATGGATCTGTATCGGGTGCTGCTACATCAACATTAGACGGATCACTAAGTGCAAACTCAGCAGGTACAGGTGGCTCTGGTACTAATGTTACACTTGATGCTACAACAAATTTTACTGCTGCTGGTAGAATTTTAGTAGAGAATGAATTAATATCTTATGCATCTATATCATCACCAAACTTACAAAGTATTGTAAGAAATGTTAACGGAACAGATAATGCATCTCATAACACAGGAACAGCAGTTACTGATGCAACAAACTTTTCTGATTGGGGAGAAGGTGTATTAGCATCAGAAGTAACTCTTGAACCGGGCCTATGGAGTTTAGATAATTTTGGTCAAGTATTGGTTGCAACTATTGCAAATGGTAAAACATTTACATGGAATGCAGGAGCTGCATCACCTTTAACAGTTAGAGCATCAACAAGCACATCTGGTTTTTCTACAGCATCAAATCCAACTGCATCAAGATTAACTTTAATATCACCAACAACAAGACACTTATGTCATTTTGGAACAGAGACAACAATTGGAACTACAACAACACAAGACGATATGTTTATAAGATTTTCTAATCAAGAAGACATAAACAGCTATACAATTACAGCAACTAACAGTGCCGGTGATTTTAGATTGCAAGATGGTACTAAAATTATTAGTGCTATTAAAGCAAAAGAAACAATATTAGTTTTTACAGACAATGCATTGTACACTATGAAATTTGTAGGTGCACCTTTTACATTTAGTTTTGAGCAAGTGGGTACAAACTGTGGATTGATAGGAAAGAATGCTGTTGTTGAGATAGATGGTGCTGCTTTCTGGTTATCACCAAATGGTTTCTTTATGTTTGATGGTACAGTTAAATCCTTACCATGCACAGTAGAAGATTTTGTATATAACAATTTAGATACTACCAAGGGTCAACAAGTTGCTGCTGGTATTAACAATTTATTTACAGAAGTTGTTTGGTACTATCCTTCACAAGGATCTAGTTTTAATGATAAATACGTTGTGTTTAATTATGGTGAGTCTAGCAGTTCTAGAATGCCAGGAGGAATATGGTACACAGGAACAGAATCAAGAACATCTTGGATTGATGCAATTGTATATCCTAAACCTTACGCTACTAAATATGATTCTTCAAGCAACGGAACTTTTCCAACAGTCGTAGGTCAAAGTGGACTGGGTCGTACTCAGTTTTTTGAACATGAGGTTGGAACAGACCAAGTTAACCAAGATGGTTCTACTACAACAGTTACCTCTTTTGTTCAATCTTATGATATTGATATAGAGCAAAGACAAAGTAGTAAACCAGGACAGGCCGCTGGACCAAAAGTTTCAGGAGAATTTTTTCTAGCAATGAGAAGGTTTGTACCTGATTTTAAAGCGTTAACTGGAAATGCTAAAGTAAGTCTAGGTGTTAAGAGATATCCACAAGAATCAAACACTACGACAGCATTAAGTCCTTTTACAATAGACTCAACTACACTTAAAAAAGATACAAGAGCTAGAGGTAGGTTTGTAAACGTTAAAATAGAAAACGATAGTTCTGGTGAAGAGTGGAGATTTGGTACATTAAGATTAGATGTGCAGGGAGACGGACGTAGATAATGACAAAAATAAATATAAGAATACCTGAACCAAAAATAGAATACGATGTATCTAACCAAAAACAAATAAACAGAGCTTTAACTATTATGAAAGATCAGTTAAACTCTACATTTTTAAATGAAGTAAAACAGGAGCAAGAGAGATTCTCTTGGTTTATAAGTGGCTAACATATATAAAAACGAATTAATAGATCTTACTACTACAGATAACACTGTAATATACACTACACCATCTGATTCTAGAGCTATAATTAAAAGTATTCTAGTATCGGAAGATGCTGGATCGGGGTGTGATATAACTTTTACCATAACTAATGCCGCTTCTGCGGTATTTAGTTTGTTTAAAGATAAAACAATAGCCTCAAAAACAACAACAGAGCTGTTAACTCACCCTTTAATTTTAGAAGAAAATGAGGTATTAAAGGCACAGGCAACAGATGCAAATGAATTACATGTTATTGCATCAGTACTTGAAATAAACAGGGATTAAATATGTCATTTATTGAAACAGAAGCATCATACAGAATAGAAGTTATAAATGGTAAACCAGTAAAAATTATTACACCACAGACAGAAATAACATTGACAAATACAAAAACAGGTCAAGAGTATAATTCTGATGCAGAAGCAATGCAAGATGTGCAAGATTCAAATACAGAGACTGTAGCTGACGATATTAAAAGAGATGTTAAAGTAATTGTAGAAGCTTTACCAATAGGGGGCAATGCTAAATTATAATGCCACCAGGATTTTATAACCCATACGATCAACAAGTATATGATGCAGGTTTTAAATATATACCTCAAAGTAAATATTTATTAAACCCTTTTAAAATACCTACCGATGACTCTACAACAACTCCTCCTAATACCGGAGGAATAACTACTCTTCCTACAGGTGGCGGTGGTGGTTATACTGGTGGAATAAGTGATTTAACTACAGGTTTTTTTGATACAACAAGTAATAGACAAGATAGGTTAGCAGAATTAAATAGACCTTTACAAGCAGCACAGTTTCCAAGTTTTCCTGGAGCAATGACACCTGGAGGATATAGTGCTAACACTATGTATAACCAAGCACTTAAAGATTTAAATGATCCTAGTCTTAAAGGTATGTCTAATGATTTTGTTGGTAAAACAGCTCAAAGTGTTATGGACTACGCTGATGATGCTATTCAAGATTATAAAATGCAATACGCTACAGGACAATTAGGTCCGAATTATATACCAGCAGAAAAACCTACGTTTAATAGAAAAGTAAATGATTTTATTTATGATACGCTTGGTTTTACTAAACCACAATCAGCAGATCAAATTTTAGAAGAAGGATACAACAAACCATATGGCAGTGGAGGCTTAGGAATATTGGGAGCAATTTTAGGTAAGATGGATAACTATTCTAACTTACCGGTAGCCGATCAAGCATTTATTGCAAAAAATATGGGCTACACAGGTCCAACAGTATTTGGTGCAAATGATTCTGGTTTAAGTAAAGATCCTTTTGGACTAAATACTAGATCTGCATTCGGTAATTATGCAGAAAGAGTCGGTGTTGAATCAGAAAAACTTGGTGATCTTTTAGGTAAGGATCTTGCAGGAAAATACGGTGCAACATTTAATCCTGAAACAGGGATGTTTGAAAGTGATGATGAAGAAGCTGCAGCTAAAGCAAATCAAATGACAAAAATGTTAAGAGCAAAATTTAATTTTTACACAAAGCAAAATATGGATTACGCTGACACGGTTCAAAAAGCTGCTGAACTACAAGCTGCAAAAGATAAAGATATTGTAAATAAAATTGGTGTTACTGCAGATGATGTAGCTAGTACAACTACTCAAGGTGGCGGAGGTGGTATTGCTTCTTCTGCTTATAGTGGAGGTGGTGCAGATGCTGCTTCAATGGGTGGTGGTTCTCAACAAGCAAAATCAAGTGGTGGAGCAAAAACCGATCGAACTGATAAAGGCTGGGGTTGGGCCGATGGTGGCATAGTAGATATGCTAGAGATATATGATTGATTATAGGATAAAAAGACGATAAAAGGGTAAAACTATGGCAATTTCAAGAATGAATATGGAAAGACAAATGCGTAATATGGGCGGCATTATGGGTCTTGAAGACCAGAGACAAGGATATTTTTTAGGTAAACTAGTTAAGAAGATAACTAAACCAATTAAAAAGATAGTTAAATCACCATTAGGTAAAGCAGCTTTACTAGCAGGTGGTGCATATCTAGCAGGTGGATTTATGCCTGGTGGAGCTGGACTTAGAGGAGGTCTAGCGAATTTTAGAAATTTTGGTGGTGGTATTGGTAAACTATTTGCAAAAGACACTGGTTTATTAAGAGGACTAGTCAGAGATAAAGCAGGTAATTTTAGTTTAGGTCGAGCAGCGCTTTCAGGTTTAGGTGCAGCTTCAATTGCAGCACCATTCTTTATGGGTGGTGAAGAAGAAGAGGATACAGGTACACCATTTGGTATGCCACAGCCAGACATAGAAGATATTAGAAGTCAAGCTAAAGCATATTACTCAGATCCAACAAACTCTGCATTATATTTTATGCCTCCTAAATCTGCAGTACAAAAATCATTCTACGCTGCTGAAGGTGGACTAGCTAGTCTACCAAGAGACGGATACAGAATAGGTGGTGGTGTATTACAAAAAGCAGGTCAGATGATAAAGTCTGGTGTAGGTAAAGTTAAATCTTTATTTGATGATGCAGATATAAGTGTTCAAATACGTGATGATGATGTTATGACAGACGCTGGATTACAAGCACAAGCTGTTGGTCAAGATGTTTTTATAACACCTAAATCAAACAAAGCCGTACAAGTTATGGAAGGTTTAATAGATGAAGGTTATGATATTGCAAAAGCAGAAGATGGTAGTTATACTATTAACGCTTTAGATGAAGGTGCTCTAGATTTAATTACTCAAAGACTAAGAATAGGTAGTAAAGGTGCTGATGAATTTATAGAAAGCCAAGAATATTTTATGCCTGGCAAAACTGTTGACACAAGCATGATGGATGAAGAATCAAAAATGATCTATGATGCTTTGAGAAATAGAAAAGCAGATGGTGGACTAGCTAGTATTGATATGCCTAAAAGAGGTATGGTTGATGGACCAGGAAGTTATGCTGGTAAGACTCTTTTTGGAGACATAGCAGAAATAGATGTAGGAGAACAATTAAAAGACACTGGTCAAAGTATTTTAGATCTTCCAGGAAATGTTATGAATATTTTAAGCCAATTACCTGAAAGTTTTAAACAACTTTATTTTAGTTTAAAATCAAACTCTGAAAGAGAAAATTTATTAAAAACAATAATGGGTGAAGCAAAAGCTAATGGCGGTAGAATAGGTAAAGCAGATGGTGGAATTATGGACCTAGGAGGTCTAGAAAAAGATTATAGAGAGGGTGGTTTTGTACCACTAGGAGCTGAGGAAAGAGCGGACGATGTGCCGGCTAGACTTAGCAAGAACGAATTTGTATTTACAGCAGACGCTGTAAGAGCCGCAGGCCAAGGCGATATTGATCAAGGCGCAGAAGTTATGCAGAATATGATGGACAATCTGGAATCTGGTGGTACTATATCAGAAGAGTCCCAGGGCATGGAAAATCCTGCACAATCAATGTTTGATCAAGCACAACAATTGGAGAGTAGAATAGAATAATGTCATTACCAGATTATTTAGAATCATCCGCAAAAGATTTTGCCAGACAGTTAACGGCAAGTACTTCTACACCTATTAACACAGGTACATTTACTGGTCCACAATTTGTGGCTGGTGAAAACCAGTTACAAACAGATGCAATTAATTTAGCAACACAAGGCATCGGTGGTTATCAACCTTATTTAACACAAGCACAACAGTTAACTGGACCTGGAGCAGGGACCGGGGCTGGATCTATTGCATCATTTATGTCACCATATCAATCTGGTGTTATTGATGAAACATTAAGACAGTATGATCAATCTAGAGCTGGTGGTATGCAAAATATTGCAGATCAAGCTTATACTGCAGGTGCATTTGGTGGCGGTAAACAAGGTGCATTAGAAGGACAATACATGTCAGATACTGCACTAGGTAGAGCAGGTATCGTAGCTCAATTAAGTCAACAAGGTTTTCAAAATGCACAAGCTCAAAGAGGCCAAGCATTACAAGATCAATTTGCATTATCTAATTTTCAAAGAGCCGGTACATCAGGAGACGTTGCTTCACTAGGTAATCTAGGAGCATTTAGACAAGGATTAAATCAACAACAATTACAGGCACAAGCCGATGCTGCAAGAACTGGAGCTTACGAAGCACAACAAAGACTTCAACAATACGGAGGTGGTCTAGGTCAATTAGCTGGATTCGCATCTCCTCCACCAGCACCTATGGGTGGAGCTAGTCCGTTTGCTACAGGTTTAAGCACAGCAACAGGTATCGCAGGATTGTTTGGTAAATTATACGGGTAATACATGAGACCATTAAATAGACCAATGTTTAAATACGGTGGCCCTATCAAAGAGGGTATCATGGACGGTATGAAAGAGAAACAAGCTATTAATACTGTTGGTAGTCCACTTGCACCAAAAGATGAAACAGGTAGAGGTGGTTACGCATTACCTTTATTGTATGGTGCTGGTATGGCAGCTGCAAGATTCTTACCTGCAGCAATTAGAGGTTTTAGAGCAGCTAGAACTTACAAACCTTTTTCACAAAATTTAGGAATTATGGGTAGAGCAAAAGATTTATTTATGCCTAGAGGTGGTATAGCAGCACCAATGGCACCAAAAGGAGCTGGCGCAGGTTTTAGAGTTGGTTCTTTCTTAAGACAAAACCCATTAACTGCTGCACCATTAGCCGCAACTGCACTTGAAGCAGGCGCTGGTGTAGTTAAATCAGCTCCAGAGCTTTTAAAATCATACGCTAACGCAGTGATTCCTTTTGCAGATCCTTTTGGTCCAAAAGAAAAAGTGCCAACAGGTGATGGCACTGGATTAAAACGTGGTGATAAAAGTCAAGTTGTAGCTACACCTGATGTAAATAAAACTGGTGGTGCGACTGTAAAAACAGATGCAGAAAAACAACAAATAACTGAGGACAGAATTCAAGCAACAAAAGATAGATACTACAAACTAATGGGTATTGATAAAATGAATAAAGATGCAACTTATGATTCATTAATTGATGCAAGTAAAATTATACAACAGGAAGGTGGAGACCTAAAAGGATCTATTAAATCCGGTAGTCTACAATCACAATTAATTAGTGCTATATCTAAAAACTTAGATAAATCTTCTGCTCTTAAAAAACAAATTGATGCTGCGGTTCTTAAAGGAGAGATTGAAAAAGATATTAAAGCAAATGACCCATCTGCTGCAGTTGATCTTGCATATAAAAAAGCAGCTACTGCAAAAATACAAAAAGATTTAACGGGTAGTTCTGCGGCTGATGTTCTTGCAACAGCAGAGATACAAGGTAAAAATTTAGTAACAAGTAATACACTAACAAGCATACTACAATCTAAAGGTACAGATGTTGACTTTACTTTTCCAGATGACAAGTTTCAAAAATGGGAAAAAAATAATGAAGGTAAAGACGAAATAGATTATCTAACAGAAAACTACGGTGGACTAGATAATGGTACATATGTAGTTAACAAAAAAGCTTTTACAGTTAAAGATGGCTCAGTATTTCCAATAGACTTAGATAGTATTACAGGTTAGGAGTAACTCATGGCTTCTGCACGAGAACTAATATTAGCGGAATCAAACGATAATAATAAAGTAGGTACAATTGAATCTATACTAGCCGGTGTAGGTTCCGGTCTTCTTGCAATACCAAAAGGTTTTTTTTCATTAGGTGCAACACTATTAGATTTAGGTGTTGATCAAAACAGAGCGGCTAGAGTCGAAGCATTCTTTGACGACCTTACGACATTAGACGAGAAAGCAGAAGCAACTGTAGCTGGCCAGATAACAGAAGCATTAGTTAACATTGGTATACCTGCTACTGCGGGTTTTAGAGTTGGTTCTAAAATAGCTGTTGATGCTATGAAGGCTGCAAAAACCGGTAGGTATTTTAAACCTTCGGGTGAAGTAAAAAAATTAGCTGACGATGTTTTAGAATTAAATACTAAAGGCAAAACTAATAGATTTATTGGAGGCGCACTTGGTGGCGGTGTTGGTGAAGCAGCATTTGTTGGTGACGTAGAACAGATAGGTACGTTTGGTGATTTAATTGGAGGACCTACCGAAGTAGATAGAGAAACTGATGACCCGTTAACAGATTTATTAAACAGGGTTAAGTTTGGTACAGAAGGTGCATTGTTTACAGGTGTGATTGCTGGCACAGGTAAAGTTATTAAAAGACTTACTGATAGAAATAAAAACATTGCAGATTCAAACGATAAGATAGATAGATTTATAGATAAAATTGCACAAGGGTTTAGAGCTAGAAGTGGTAAGACTCAAGAGTTTTTTGATATCGAAAGAACTAACATTGGTGAAAGATCTGCGGATTCTATAAAAGCAAAAAATATATCTAGAGAATTAGATATAGCTATCGATAAAATATTTCCGCCATTTAGAAACATAGCTAACAGAGTTAATCAAAAGAAAAGAGATGCATTATTAAAAGATGTCAATGATCTTTTGTTATCCGGAGATGCACAGATAGATGACCTTGGTTATGCAAAGTTTGGTGCACTGGATCAAACAAAAAAAGAAGCATTACTTAAAAAACTACAGGACTTAAAAGTAGATGAAGAAACTATGGGTACTATATTTGGTAGTCTAACAACTATCAGAGACAAGTGGGCTGACTTGTTTTCTAATTTAGGAAGAACACTTGGTAAAAATGAGATAGCAGAATTTAAAAAATTATTTGGTAATAAATTTAAAAACTATATTGGTGCAACATATGATGTATTTCAAAACAAAAGTATACTACCTTTCTTTGCATATACACCCACAAGAGAAGCAATTGAAAGAGCTAAAACAGTATTTAAACAAAGTGCCGATGAAGCAGGAAAACCAATAACAGATTTGCAAGCAGAAGATATAGTAGCCAATGCAATAAAAGATCCCAACCTTCCAAAAGGTTTTAGATTAGATAAACCATCTGATGTTATATTTAAAGTACCGGATTTTTTTGTTAATAAAACTGTATTAGATGAAACATTAAAAAGAAGAGTTGCACAACCTCTTGTATCTATTGGTGAGATAAAATCAAAAGCAGACAGAGAAGTGTTTGAAGAACTATTTGGTAAACAAAGAAATCCTATGCAAACAATTATAGGTGCTACTGCAAAACTATCCATGCTTACAAGACGTAATATGTTTTACAGAGACTTATTAAAAAAAAATGATGAAGTTTCAGATCTATTTAGATCAGGACAAAGTCAAACAAAACCTTTCTTAGCCAGAAGTGAGGACGAAGCTAGAGAATTATTTGGTACAGACTATCAAATGGTAGAAGTTATTGATCCTGCTAAAAGATTAACTGTTGATGCAGGTAAGGGTGTTAAAAAAGAAGTATTAGATAAAGGTAATGTTGCCATGGGTGCAACCAACCCTTTCTCGGAGTCACAGTTCTTTGCAAGACCTGGTGTTGCTAAAGCGTTAAAAGACACAGGACTACAGCAACAGGACCCGGGAATGTTGGGTCAGCTATATCAAAGTTTAGTTTTATATCCAAAAGGTTTATCACAGGTAGCTAAAACAATTCTATCGCCGGTAACACACATGAGAAATTTTGTTAGTGCTAGTTTTTTTGCAACAGCAAATGGTATTATACCTGATGGTCAAGCTATCAAACAAGCATACCAGGCGCTACAAACACCTCTTAAAGGTACAAGACAACAAAACGATTTATATGAAGAACTATTAGAACTCGGAGTTGTAAACTCTAACGTAAGACTAGGGGATCTAACAAGACTATTAGAAGATGTAAACTTTGGTGAAACAATGACAGCAGACAAAGGATTTAGAATGTTGTTAAAACCATTATCAAAATTAAAACAAGTATCACAAGATTTATATACAGCTGAGGATGACTTCTGGAAGATAGCATCATGGGCTATGGAAAAATCTAGATTAGAAAAAAGTCTTACAGCTAAAGGTTTAACAAAAGGACAATCATTTACAAGAAACGGTATTGAACAAGTGTTTGATGATAACTTCTTAAAAAGAGAAGCAGCAGATATAATTAAAAATAATGTACCTAACTATGATTATGTATCAGACTTTGTAAAAGGTTTAAGAAAACTACCTATCGGTAACTTCGTATCGTTTCCTGCAGAGATAGCTAGAACAGGAACTAACATTATAAGACGTGGTCTTAGAGAAATAAATGAAGAAATAATTTTACCTGATGGTACAAAAGTAAAACCTTTTCAATCGATAGGGTACACTAGATTATTTGGTATGGGTGCAACTACAATAGCTGTACCAGCTGCAACAGCAGAAGCATTCGCTGCTATCTACGATGTAACAGATGATGAAAGAGAAGCTCTTAGAAGATATGTAGCTGACTGGTCAAAAAACTCAACACTACTACCAATAAAAGACGAAGAGGGTAATTTTAAATACGTAGATTTTAGTCATGCTAATGCATACGACACATTAGTTAGACCTATTCAAACTATTTTAAATCAAGTAGCTGACGGTAGAAACGATGAAGATGGTATGATGGATGATTTTATTGCAGGTATGTTTGGATCTATGAAAGAATTTGCACAACCATTTATATCAGAGTCTATTTGGACAGAAGCAGTAACAGATATTATAGCTAGAGGTGGTAGAACTAGAGATGGTTTCCAAGTATTTAACCCACAGGATACGTCTGGTGACAAAGCATATAAAATCATGGCTCACCTGGTAGAAGCACAGATGCCGTTCTCACTTAATCAATTAAAAAGATTAGATCAATCTATCGAGTCTGTTGACGTATTACAAAAAGGTAAAATAGATAAGTTTGGACAAACATATGAATTTGGTGATGAGTTTGCAGGTTTGTTTGGTTTTAGATCTGTAGCAGTCAACCCAGATAGAACTTTAAAATTTAAAGTTGCAAACTATCAAAGAGGTGTAAGGGAATCTAGACAGTTGTTTACTAGAGAAGCTTTACGTGGTGGACC